GGAACTCTCCTTCGAAAGTGCGGAAACGTGTACCGATGAGTCTTCCACCAAGGTCTTCCGCTACAGAAGCATAGTCATCAGTGATAAGCACGTTGTCCGTCAGTTTAAGGACATAACCTTCTTCACCAACGGTATACGGGTCATCGTGACCGTCATCATCCTTGTGCGGCACTTGCACACCAGTGATGACGATGTCATCCATGCCGCATTCCAGATCAAAAGCATAGCCATAGGGGTAAACGGCAACAAGCGTACCGCCAGAGCCGGAGTACCATTCATCCCAAGGATTGATGCGTCCACCGTTGACCGCATCGCCCGTGGAGTATATGGAGGCGATGTCTGTGACAGTCCATCCATCGACATATCCACCACCGTAACGTGTGCTTGTGTCGTACCGTACCCACGCATCCGCATGATAGTAGCTATGTGAGCGTGGAAGAAGTCCGATGTGGCAACGAATGCCAATGAAGTTGCCCGTATATCCAGTAGGCTCCTCGATGGTATGGATGTAGAATTCACCGCTTGGCAGGATGAACAATTCGTATTTGACACCGTATTCACCGGCGATACTTCCTTCCCACCGCACCTTGTAGTATGGGTTGCCGTCAATGGTGATGCTCTGCGATAGAAGCCTCGTCATGGTCGTATTTCCATCACGGGCATCAAAGATGTATAGATCCGTGTTTACATCCGAGCCTGTTCCAGGGTCAGGTCTTGTCTCGCCATACGGCTCAAACTGATAATGGCTGGATGCATTCACTTTGAGTCTGCAAGGATACGTTCCATTGAAGCCAAACCACGAAAGGTTAGCTAATGTCCATGTCTCCGCAGACCCGTCATATGTCCCTTCTGCCACGACATCCATGCCGGAGTCAGTATCGAGATAATCAGCGAACAACTCCGCATAGGTCGCAGTCTCCGAGAAGTCGCCGCCGTCCAGTTCCACTTCTCCGTATCCGAGAAGGTCGAAGTCGTACTGTCTAAATTCAAGTGCGCCGTATCGGTTGACGGATACAAAAGAACAAGCTATCTGTGACACCATTGCCATGACATCTCTACAAGTGTATCTATCCTGCGGCCTCGTTGAACACGAATGCTCATAGTTAATAAACCGAGTATCCGCAAGGGATAGACCACACGCAGAGCAGATATCCTGCACAATGGTCAGCAGAGTCGCGGGATAAGATGTACCCACTTCCGAGTACGGCTTATCCAGCTTAATCCGATTGTCGTAACAAACAAAAGAAATGAGGTGACCGGAGTAAGTCACCTCAGTTACGTTATAGACGGTAAACGGGATGTTATAGACCGCCTCACCCATGTCCAGTGTCAGGATGAGATTTGTGATCGTGGCATCATCAAAGTTGTACCCTGTGTACTTATCGTTCCGATTGTCAACATCGAAGGTCAGCTTCTCAGGAATGCACGAACCGATTTGAAACTCCGAGTCACCAGAGGAAGACCCGTCAATTTTAAACGAGTCTTCCCAGATGTCGGAGTCATCCACGGTCAGAACACTGCCGTTTGTAGTTGTGATAGTGAAGGAGACATTGAATGCCCTCTTCTCTTCCAGTGCCTCACGGTAGGCATTAGTCCATTCTTTCATTTTACCTACCTCTCGATAATGTCAAACGCGACAGACTCATAGATCTTGTTGGCAACGGACCATATCTTAACAGGCGCGGACCTGTCACCAACATAGAATGTTCTCGTCTCTCTACTCGCCGTCATTGGGTTCATGAACTCGACATCGATGTACTCAGGATTGAAAGCAGTCAGGATAGACGCAGTGTCTGCGGGGGATGTATTGTTCCACGCAAGCTGGATTTTCCATTTCTGCGATACCCTGTTCTTATGCATCAGGGAGTCCTGAGTACGCCCGGAACCAGCGGCAGAGACATCTTGTAACGAAATGCTCATCTTAGAGGGTGACTTAATAGCCACCCCGTCTACTCTGAGCATATTGCTGTGGTTTAGTCCCATACTCCCTCCTTATGCGAAGCGAAGGTCGTACTTCTTCTTGCCTTTGAGAGTCGTTCTGTAGAGTGTCTCAGAGTCAGCCTTGATGGTTACTTCGATAGGAGAACTATCTCCACCACCGGCGTTCATGAGACCCTCCACGACAGCCTCTCTGATGGCATCAGTGATCTGCTGGTTGTTGGCAACGGCAGGAGCACCGCCAATCTTACCGACCATCTCAGGCACACCGTTCTCGTTTGCGATGAACAGTTCACCACGGTCAGGAAAACCACCGTTGGCATACCATTCAACGTAGGAGTCCATATTGTAGCCGTATCTGTCAGCATCTGCCCATGCGCTTGCGCTTACACGAATGTGCGGCATAGGAATGTAAACGCTCTGAATGCCCTGTCCAAACGACCATGCGGCATTACGACCTTCATTGGAAAGGTCGATGGATACCAGTCTACGCACGTTCTCGCTGAAGCTGTAGAGCGCGTCAGAAGCCTGAGACGGCATCTCTCTCAGGGAGCGGATAGCACTGTCAGCCGCATATTTAATCGGCTGTGCGATGGCTCTGTTCGCCGTCTCCTTCATCGTCTTTTCATAGCCGCCCATCAGCAATTTCATGGCAAGCATTTCAGCGGCAATGACGATGTTCATAAGACCAAGCTGGAGTGCGACAGCACCGTAAGACCCAGTCCATGCTGATTTGAAAGAACTCAGTATGGATGTATTCTTCGACTTGACTTCCGAGTCTGTCGTACCCATCTCCTTCTTCGATGTGGACGAGAGATTAGCGAATGCCGCAGAACCATTGTTCTTGATGTAGTTCGACAACGAATTCATGTTGGAGCCTATGCTTGTGGTCATGATGCCCGTATCCGTGGCAGTCGCATCTGTTGACTTCTTGGTGCTCCCACTGAAGGTCTCCCAGACACGGGATGCCGCCGCAACATGGTTGCTGACATTGCCCATGGTATCCATGGTCATCGTGCCGTAGTGCATGGTGCTCTGGGTGGCCTCATCATTCGCGTCCATGATGTCACGAAGGTTCATTCTTATCGAGCCGCCGCCAGCACCGAAGGATGTTACGACCTCGCCCATAGATGTCTTTGTGGTTTCGGTTGCCTTATCCATGCCTTTGATGTAACTCTCGATGCCGGAAACCTGAGTATCCGTGAAGGACCTGCCGCTTGCCTCTGCTTCAGCCATAGACTGCGTCAGCATGGCGGCGAACATCTCTGGAGTACCGCCTGCCTGCACGAAACTCTTCTCCATGGCGGTGAGTGCTTCATTAACGCTCTCGCTTGTATTGCCGACTACCGTCTTGCCCCACTGCGCCTGGATACCCAGTTCCGTGAGTGCGTTAACACCGGCATCGGTCATCTTTTTCGATGCGCCCTCTACATCATCAGCGGCATTGATCCAGTTTGTGGTCATGTCGGAGATGAAGTCGAAACTGCCGCCTCTTGCCTTTGTCGTTGCCGTCCTGCTTGCCTGTTCGGTAATAGCCTGTGATACGCCTGCACTTGTTCCAAGCCAGTTAACACCGACCTTTCCATATCCAAGTGCCGTTTTTATGTTCGATATCCCATTGCCTATTAGTCCAAGCAGACCGCCAGCACCAACTTTTGTTCCAGTTGACACAGCCGCCCCACCGCCAGCGGCAGTTCCAAGACCGATTGCCGTAGCGAGTTTTCCAATCACGCTGCCAGCGATATTCACACCGGCGATGACCGTCAGCGCAGAAGCAATCTTGCCAAGACCTTCGCCTAACTGTTCAAGCACTTCCGCAGGAACAAGGATCTGGATTGCTTCAGCAAGTTTGTATACCGCATCAGCAATAGAATTAAGTGTGCCAGCACCAACGCCAACAAGGTTTGTCAAGCCATCAATGAAGCCTGACATAAACCCTTTGCCGACCGGAGCCAGAGCGTCAATCAGTTTTGTGATGCCATCGGTGAGCGGCTTGAGGTCGAATGTCTCAGAGATGCTCTTGATTTTCTCCTCAAGTTTCTTATTATCGAACACGCCTGCCGCAAGCAAAAGCGCACCATTAAGGCCTCTCCAGAAGGTTTCTCCAACGGAGTAAAGGATCTCTTTCCATTTCAGACCCTTCAGCATGGCTCCAATAGTATTGCCTACCTTGTACCAGTCGGTTTCCGAGATTGCTCCATTGATGAAGTTGAGCATTGCGAGAACGCCCTTGGAGATGGCATTGCCAAAATCCGTTCCATCAATCTTCTGCATGAACCGAGTGAAGGACTGACCAAGTTTCTTGCCTACCTCGCCCCAGTTAAAGCTGAACAGTTTGATCTCAACATCGATGATGCCGTTTATGGCCTTTGCAATGATGTCACCAATACCGTCAAACTTCTTTTCCCAGTTAATCTCTTTGAGGAAATCGACAATCTTATCGCCAATCTCCTCAAACGGCACATCGTCCAGGTACGACTTGATTGCTTCAAGGATGCCATCCGCAAGCATATCAGCCGCTCTTCCCAGTTCAGAGCCTTTAATGGTAGCTACGAACCGCTGAAGACCAAGGGCCATTCTCCTGCCCATGTCCGACCAGTCAATGTCATCGGCGGCGGCGATGATGGTTTCGGAAATACCGTTGATGAGAAGCGCGAAGTTTTCGCCCTTGATATCCCATCTGTACCGTTTAAAGAAGCCGTTGATACCAGAAGCGAGAGATTTCCCAAGGTTCTCAAAGTCGAAATCCTTGAAAAACTCATTTTCCGCGAACAGCGCGGTATTCAGTGCTCCTGCAATGGTCCTTCCGAGTGCTCTAAACAACTCAGGAGTGATAAGGCCATTCAAGAACTCAGCAAGGCCCTTGCCGAAGTTCTTTGCCTTATCATAGATGGGGAACCAGTCAATGCTGTTCATCGCGTCAGTCAGTGCATCAGCGATGTACTTGCCCAGTTCCCTTAAGGAGTCGATGGATGACTTGTACTTCTCCCAGATGGGCGTTCCCGCTTTAACGATGGAAGTCTCCACCTCGTCCGCAAACTGCGAAGCGGGGGAACCGATACCCGTACCACCACCGCCGGAACCACCGGAGCCGCCCGTGGAAGTGTTCTCGTCCACATCGTTCAGTACGTTCAGTTCATCAAATCCGAGGATAGTATTTTTCAGCTTATCAACGGATTTCTTAACACCATCAACACCTTTGGATGCGTCATCCGCAGCACTTCCGACATTGCCGAGGTCTTCCGCAAGGTCAGCCACCTCATCAGAGGATGCAGAGCCGCCGGAGACTTGCATCTCCCAGCCAAAGATTTTGCCAAGAGCGTTGACGATGGTCTTAGTGACTGTAATGACTCGCTCCATGACTTTGTTCAGCCAGATAATTAGGGGACGGATAGCCTGCACGATGACTTCACCAACGCTTACCGCAAAGGCTGTCAGGTTCTGCTTCAACACACGCCACTGGTTAGCAAACGTGTACTGGGTTCTTGCGAAGTCTCCCTGTGCCGCCGTGGTCATCGCCATGACATACCGATAACGGAGCATTGTCTTCTCAGCCTGAGTCATAGACTGGATGTTCGCATCAAGGCCGTTTTTCATTGCCCATTGTGCCAAACTGGCCTGTGTGATATCAACGCCGTATTTACGCAACGGCCTGCTCATGCCGGTATATACAGCCTGCAAGTCTGTCGCGATATCCTCGACATCCCTATCGTAGAAGGATGCCATGTCTGCCGCTAACTGCGTCAGGGATACGGACATATCTGCCATCTCACCCTGAGAGAACCCCATCGCAGTACCCATCGCCTGATAGGTGGATGCAATTTGCTTCGCACTCAGAGCAGATACGCCGAATGCCGTCCTTGATGTAGCCGCCCAGTCTTCGATGACCTTCTTCGAATTGCCAAACGTGACATCTACACGGTTCTGTACCTCAACCAAGTTGGAGTACTGCTCAACAGCGTACTTCAGACCACGGAAGATAGCGTAAATGCCCACGAACCGTCTTAACGTGTTCCACAGGGAAGTCATGATGCTGTTTGTGCTCTGCCCCGCCTTGCCGAGTCCGATGAACGATGTCCTCGCACTATGAGCGGATGTGGCTACGCCCCTCAGGGATGCCGACAGCTTGCTCGTCATGCCGGTCATCCCAGTGCCTGATAATTTCTTAAGGTCGATGCCGCCGACCGCCCTGGACACGCCATTAAGGCGGTCAATCATTTTGTCCAGTTCTTTATTGGTAGCGGCAACATCCTGCTTTATTCTAATTTCAAGAGAATCAACTACTGCCATGTTTACTCTCCCATCGCGAGTTGTACTCATCGATCCACAAGCGGAATTGTTCCTCTCCGCTTAGTGCTTTCGTAGTTCCTCGCGGTTGCTTGGGATACCGCGCCCGCTTACTCAGCACGGAAGCCACTGCCTGTGCCACATATGAGCCGTAGAGCCATGCCTTGAAGTTTTCATGCTCCATCATCTGCTCCTCATTCTTTTGGTACAGTTTCAAGATCCTTGGCGTTAAATGCCAGAAATCTTCGACCCTGATGCCGTACCGAATAGCCGCAGGCAGATAGATATCATAGATTACTTCGTGGATGCCTTTCGGCTCTTCTTCTGGTCTGTCTTCATGCTCTCCAGCATCTTGTCCAGACCGATCCGTCTGAAAAAACCATCATCCTCCATGCACTGCCGGATCTTTTCAAGCATATCCACATCCGTGGTCTCAGGATAATCAAGGCAGTATTCCTTATACCACTGCCTTGCATCAGCTTCGGTTTTGATCTCGCGTCCGTGGTGCTCGATAAGACCGGCGTAAATAAACAGCAGGACAAGGTCAGGAATAGCCACCATCGAGTTGATGATCCCGTTCATCACACCCATCTGCTGTTCTGCCTGTGACTTTCCTTCTGCGGCGGCAGCTTCTCTCAGTGCCATAGCACCGGAGAAATAATCCCATGCCTTTTCGACACATCTCTGGTAGTGCGCCGCTTCAAATGTGTATTCAAGTTTCCAGGTTCT